CACCAAGTTCCTTGGTCAACTTACGTTGCTTGGCCAGTTGCTTGGCAGAGGCAACGAATGTTGGACCATACTCTTTCACGGGATCAATTGATTCTCGCAATCTACTCTTAGTCTCATTGGAGCGGGCAAGTTTCTGTGACTTAATCCATCGAGCAGCTTTATAATTCCTAGGGTGTGTTCTAGTCCATGCACCTATTTTTCGGTATACGTCAAGAGTGGCGCCCTTGTAATTAGATTCAGTGTTGTTGTCTACGATATGAAAAGTACCGGCACCGAAAAGATTTTGAAATTTGCCGATGTTATTCTGAACTCTCTGCCACATTGCAGCTACTTGAGCCTGCGGCATAGTTCGTTCGCGATCCTGATTTCGAGATTGTGCTGTTTTTTCACTTGTGTTGACAAAGATCATTGCACAATCATAGCCAATCTCTTCTAGTGCTTTCTTCTGTGCAGCAATCTTGTTGTAGTCTTTGCCAGTACCATCAATGATCAGGCCGAGACGTCCGTCAATGTATCCCGCCTGTCTAGCTTTGGTTAACTTTTTGGCCCTATCTCGAAGTGACTGCCCCTTGGTGGTGAAAATGTTCTCCGGGGTGGCTTCTAATCCAGCTTTCTTTAATGCTGTTTCAAATGCGATGTCCGAATTTACAAGTTTCAACCCAAAGGCAGTTAGTGCAGTCTGACCAACGATAAATGACTTACCACTGCCCGGACCACCTGCAAGAAACACGGCTTTAAAGATGCCGGGGTCATTGATACCCTCATCTAATTCTACGAAATCTGCGAATTTTTTATTCATACTAGTATTTATACTTAAATGACAGTTAAGAGTTTGGAAAGGTGTGTTATAATCATTTCCGCATGTATCTTCATCTTCTCATCGCTGATGTTATCGCGAATTGCGTCCACATCTTTGAAGTCTTTTATCAATTCATCATACTCAGAGCGAGTAATTTCTTCCCGTGCTAGATAGGATTGTAGTTCCACTAGTTTCTTTTCGTAGTGAAATATCAATGCTTCTTCTGATTCAATCATATTCATCATTCCTTATTTTTTAATTCTTTTGCCGGATAAGGCGATTGCTGCATCCGTTGCTTCGATAATATTGTTCCATTTAAGTTTACAATACACCGTTGATGGAGCTTCACGTTGGTACAATTCTTCTACGAGTGAGTGTATCTCACCATAGATTTCGTTGTTGGTTTTATTCATTGTGCCCTCAGAGTACTTCTTGAGAAACAATGCATTCTTATAAGTGTCAACTGATACTTCACATCCTTGTCTGGATATGGTTGCATCCACGCTCAGTGAGACAAGATGTGCGAACTCGACATTATCAAATCGATCTGGTATCAAATTCAGTATACTACCACATGCAGTAAGTAGAATTGCCACAATAATTAATCCAATCGGTTTCATAATAATTCCTACTTGCGAGTTACATACCCATAATATTTTTTTGTCTTTTCGGTTCTATCTGCTAGCCCGTGGGTGCCACCGTTGATGCGCTTTGTCAACTTCTCTATTATAGCATCATTCATACCCTCATTGCAAATTTCCCAGAGATTATTTTGCTTGAAAAAGAACATAGCAGATTCAAATGCAAACTCTTCTCCCACACACTCTGGGTTTTCTATGATGTTGTCATTGCCGAGGGACTTGGCGAAGGCTTCGTAGTTGTTTCTACCAGTAAGCTGAAGCGCACCTCGACCACGATACTTCCATCCGTCTCCAGATGCTTCGTTGCCATTGCCCATTCTATTTGAATAGACTACGTTAGCAATTTTCTCTGGCTGGCGTGCGTATTCATCTGAGTCACGACCTGCTCTTACAAAATACTTTCCGAATACCGAGTCTAATGCTTTAGCGGAGTAATTTAGATTTTCACTGAATGCTTTAAAGTTGCCGCTTTCGTGACCTACTTGACCGAAGAAATGGGCCGCTTCTAGGTCCGTTAAATCGTAGTATCTCGCGGCGGCGTTTAATGTGCCAGGACCAAAAAGACCATCGGCTGATACACCGCATTTTTTTTGTAGTATTGATAGTGACATTATTATTCCTGAATAAAGCTGAAAAAAGAGTGTCGAACTTCGTCTTCACGGAGCTGCATCCCTTTGCGAACTGCCTTGAATAAGTTCTTCGCATCGGTGGCGCTGGCTCGTGTTTGTAGCCCGAGTTTGAATGATTTAAAATCGTTATTAGACGCATGGGCGCGCATCTTAGTGCCACTGATGCCAGTAACACCCTCCGCGTCAGGATCTCGCTCACCAGCAGACACAACTTTCAGTTGTTTGAACTCATAGTCTTTGCCATTATACTTATCAGCAAGTCGTTGGAATTCTTGTACTCGGTCAGAGCCTGCTACCATGGTGACATGGGTGTATCCTTCTTGGTGCATCTTTTTAAGATGTGCAATGAAGTGGGGATGTGTTCTGGAAGATGCTTCGAATTTGACGGTAGGATGAATGCGCGACAGATACTTGATCTTATCTTGTGCAGTCAGAGGATTCTTGTGTTTGTCCTGTGAATGACTCACGATGATTCGATTGCCTGCATTACGATTTCTCGCCTCAGACTGCACCTTATCAATGAGTTTGCTATGGCCTGCAGTGGGAGGATTGAATCTCCCGAATGCAAACACAAGGTGTTTTTCTTTCGCTTCGTTTATATTACGGAACATGGTTTAAAATCTCTTAGGTTAGAGTATCATCAGTAACTATTTATACTAATTATTAAACCTATTTATCTATCCCAGGCTTTGATAGCGGTGAAATTGTTGTATGAAAATTCCATGCGGTCAACAAGTTTCACTGCATTACCCTTAATTCGATCAATTGCGACATATCCTTCTGGATTAACTACCTTCATGCCAGTTGATGTACGAACAAATGTGTTGGTTATTTGTTTTACTTTATCAAGCTTGGAAACTATCATCATCTTCGCAGCAACAAGTAAATTCTGGAAGATGATGACGTTTTCAAGTAAGATGACTAACTTACTAAGTTCTCGGAGGGTCTCGGTCTTTTTGTCCTCGATTGCGGTCTGGCTTTTCTCGGTCTTTAACTTGGCTTTTTCTGTGTCGAATTTAGCTTCGACCCATGCTAAGTAACCTTGAGCGTGTGCCTTTGGATTCGTTATCTCTGCGCCAATTCTGACTTTGGAATTGTTGTAAGTCTTCAGACTAGCACCAACAAACTTACCTGTTAGTGATGCTTGTAGCCGTAAGAATTTAGTCAATTCATTAGAGTCAATTTTTTGAAATTGTCTGCCTGTCTCTGCAAGTTTAGCAGTAACAACAGCAGTCTCTGATGCAGTAAATGTGGCGGTGCCGCTTTCATCCTTGTAGGTAGCATCATCCATCCATATATTTTTGTTCCATTTGAGATTTTTGATATTAGCACCAAACGATGCAGTCATTTTCTCAAGTGATGTTCCAGTATAAGTGGTATGCCAAACGACACCAATCTTTGCAGATTTGATTTTCTTATCCAATGCTGAGTCACGTTGAACAGCATATACAATTGCGTTAGGTTGAAATGTAGTGTACTTCTGACCATCGATAGTTTCATTCTCGAGGTCTTCTTTCGTAAACATCAAATCGCCCTGTAGGACATTTTTGATTCCTAATTTACCAAACTCCATTAATGCGAGTTTGAATTTAGGCTTCAGTGCTGCGGGTAGTCGAGCGTCGGTTTCGATCTCTCTATTCGTTTTATATATCAGAGGAGTCTTATTGAATACTGACTTCTTTGCTACAAAAAATTTACCGTCACTCGGGTCGATACCCGCAAAGATAGCTGGTGCGCCGTCCCACTTAACTGTCATGTTGAGTGAAGAGCGGGAATGACCAGCCATCATATCTCTTAATGAGCGTAGAAAATTAATGGCACCTCTGCCACCGTTCATGCCAAAATTTATTATCTCATCCTCAAGATGCTCCAGGTGCAAATTCTTGCCGTTTGCATCTTCTATGAGATAACTAGAAAATTTAATCATCTTTCTCTACGTCCAGTATTTTCTTCTTGTGTGTTAACTTGGATTGTATCATTGTTCGGTCTACTTCGTATTTATGTCTTCCGCGAATTTCGGTCAACTCTTCCATCAATCATAAAATTATCATTATTCTAGTGTGTTGCCAACTTTCTTCTTGACGTTGGCAACAGTGTTTCGTAGTTTGACCGACGTGGGATCTTTCTTTCCATATGTGTCTGCCAGTGGTGAGTATGGATTAGCTGCTGCAATTCCTTGCATTACTTCGGTGAATCCACCATCTGGTTTTACTGCATCACCCGTGCCGCCGATTATTGACATCGCGATTGGCATCTTGTGACAGTTGGGATTCTCTTTGAGCCATGTTTCACTTGCACTTATGCCCATGAATTGTTCCCAAATTTCACCAGTAGTATCGTTCTTAAATTTATAGGTAGGCATAATATATCCAATCAGTGTGTTGCTCTTTTTATTTATAAGAGCAATGAGGGTCTGAGTGTGGGTAACACCTTCAACGACTGAATAAGTCTCCATTACTACCCACTAACGCATCCCAGAATACGAGCTACTTGCCATCGTGCAATAGTTTTATCCCTGCCACAGGACTTCTACT